CGCGTCGCCTGGATTGATCACGAGGCGCTTGACGTCGACCGCTGCGTCCAATGCTTCCGATAGATCGTCGGCGAGGTTCTTCAACTGGGACAGCTTCTCAATCGCCGAAGATGTGTCGACGTCGACGGTCAGCTTGGTCTCAGCCATTGGCGCGTTCCTCTGCCTGGATGATCGTGTCGTGCACCAGCTTGGTCACGGTCTCGATGTTGTTGATGTCCCAGAACAAGGCGGGGTCGCCTTTGTGAGGCGTCTTGTGGTTGGCCACTGGGCTGTTAGGTGCGGGGTGCTTGCCGATGCAGAGCACGCCGGAGCGCTGGCACAGGTAGCCGTCGCGCAGGAAGACTTGAAGGCGCAGGCGCTGCCATCGTGGGGTGCGATACCATGCGCGCCAAGGGGCGAGCTGTTCGCGGGCGCGGTCGGCTGCACGCTGGTCGCCTTGCGCATATGCGAGCTTGGGCGATGCGATGCTCAGGGATGAGCCGATATTGCGGAGCTTACTCACGGGAATTTCGGGCGCAGAAGCCAGACGCGGCGATCGGCTGACCCGTCGCCGTGGACCCGGAGGCAGTCTGCAATGCAGCCCCTACGCGGAAAGGACGCGAAACACATTGCCCGCTTCGTTGCGGTAGATGACACGTGACGTTTTGGTTTCTTCCCATACGGTCGCGCTGGGCAGACGACGCTGATTGCCGAAGTCGTCCTCGTACTCGCTCAAACGTGCCTCTCTGGCGTGTGCACCCCTCTGGACGCTGGCCGTGCTTTCTGAGGATAGTCGTCAGGACGAGTGCAAGCGGCCTGCACTCCCATCCTCATTCCAGAGGGGCGAATTGCTCGGGTCTCTCCCCAACTGTCACCGTTCGGCTTTGGCCGGCTTGCGCCCCACAGCGGGCCGTGTTCGGTTCTAACCGCTCATCGGAGTGCCACAAGGGCACAATCCCTGAATCAAAAACGGCCCAGTTTCCCGAGCCGCTGGCGCACGAAGTGCGACGTACCATTACGACGTTTTGGCCACGGCGCAGGTGATTTGTCAATGCCTCAACCCGTAATACCTCACAAGACAATTCAGCGCCACGCGCAAGGCGTCCCGCATGTGAGGGAAATCCTGATTGCGAATGACGATGTAATCCATTGCTGCGAGCAGGTTGTGGTGCCGGTTCGATGGCTCGCCGTTTTCCGCCACTAGGACGCGCTGGGTGCTGTCAAACGCCCGGATGGCACTTGCACACTGTTTCGCGAGTTCGCCCTCGTCAGGGGCATCTGCGCCGCCGCGCGAGGCATTGGTAAGGCTGTCCGGGGCGCTGAGAGCTTTGCGGTAGGCGTCTCGCTGCTCCCGGTACTTGTTGGCGGCGTCGAGGCATCCGGGGCTGATACCGCCGAGCTGCTGTCCCATCATCGCGAGGCGCCCGACGACAGAACCGGACCTCGGATCCTTTGCGTCGTCCTTGGACAGCCCGAACAGCCGCGCCCTCGCCTCGATCCCAACGGCGTCCTCCTGGTAAGCTCCCTGCGCATGGGAAATGCGCCCTGACTTGGTGCGCGCGACACCGGGTTTGCGCTTACGTCCTGCCATGCTTGCCGCCTGTGTCATGGGGTTATGCTGCCTTGGGGTTGAGGGGGTGGGAGGCTAGTGGACCGCTTGCGGGCTTGCCCTCGCTTTGATGTTGGCAACGGCCTTGGCGACGACAGGCGCAGGCCATGATTTCTTGGTCATGTAGGGCGGGATGGTTTCCCCGCTTAGGGTCTCGCATTCTCGGAAAAGCTCTTCTTGGGAGCGGAAGACCTGAACAGGTTCCTCAGTCGGGTCATCGCGCACATGCGCGCCTTCTTTTCTATATGGTTCTGGAAGATGCTGTGGCCCGGCTACTGGTTTTGCTATGGCTTTTGCTAGACCCGCATTCTTATCTTTCAATGCCTTAGCGGCGCCACCTATTGCCCCGGCGGCACTCCTCGATTCACTTTGACGCTCGCTTTTTTGAAGCTCAAACGTCAGACGATTATGCGAAATATCCCCTGCCTCGCGGTCAAAGTAAGCCAGTACCTCTGGCGAAATGGCCTTCCACTTCTTGAGGGACATGCGGACGATCCTGGCGAGCTTGGCGTCGTCGTCGGGCAGCTTGCCCTTGGCGTTCCACATCGCCATGAGCAACAGCATGTAAGCGCCGATCTGCTCGGTGCTGAGCGACAGCGTGTCCCCAATGAAATCGGAGACGTACAACTGCATGAAAGGCCGCTCGCTCATGTGCAAATCACCCCTAGTCAGAACTTCGCTACAGCCACACTGTAACGGTCGGCGTTAATGGATAATTAACCAGTTTGTGCTTGGGGTGACTTTCCCCCAATTGTCTGCGCGTGCCGCTTGACGCCCCAAATCACCGTTGAGTGATCCCGGTTGCCCATGCGCTTGCCGATCTCGGGATAGGACAACCCGCACTCGTGGCGCATCCTGTAGAAAATCTCTCCACGAGCGGCGACGACGTGCTTTTCGCGGTTGTCGACCATCAAATCCCCGATGAGGATTTTCTCTCGTTCCGCTACTTCAATGACGATCTGCTTCCAACGCGGGACCGGGATCGGCAGCACTTCCGGGCCACCTTCCCAAGCGTAATGAGCCTCGACCGTGACCTTAGGCAGGTCTTTGGCCTGAAAGACAGACACAGGCTTGAACTTGGACATTGCGAGTTGAGCAGCGCGAGCGCGGCGACGAGCCAATCGGTCCCGGCGAATTTCCTCTTTCGTGCGCTTCTTGGGCGGCTCTAGCGGCTCCGGCGCCGGGATCATGTGGCGTACCTGTGTGGGCGCCACTATGCCCATGAGACGCGCACGTACCGCAGCGTAATGGCTGGCCTGTTCGGCATATGTCGCGAGTTCCATCTAGCGCTTGCCTCCGATGATGGTGATTGAGGTCATAGAAACGCCTCCTGCTTCATGGGCTTGGGAGGGTCGATGAACATGTCTGGCTGCTTGAGCGCGGCTTCGATGCGACGGCACGCAATGTCAAAGTAGGCGCCGTCTATCTCAATGCCGGTGAAATTCTTCCCCGCCTTAACGCAGGCAACGCCAGTGGTGCCGGAGCCCATAAAGGGATCGACAACGTGCTTTTCTTTTGGCAAAAAACCCAAGCACCATTCTATCAGGGCAAGGGGCTTTGATGTGGGGTGCCCAAATTCGACGCGACCAACTGGCGCATCAAAGCGCTTGGCAGGCCTGTCAAGATTGGTCCACGCCATTTCGGCGTCCGCCATCGTTGGAACCGCGTTAATCTTGTTCCACAGCAGCCAACATCTCGATGATGGAACGTCAAAGTAGTTCCCCCCCCAAATAACCGACGGCACTTTGAGGGCGAGGATGAGGTCAATCCACGCTTGCTTGGCTTCTAGGTCCCACTTAAGGAAGCCGCTATCCTCGTCCTTCGCTCCCCATGTCCCGCCTTGCATCTTTTTCCCAAGGCCATACGGGGGATCGGTCAATATAGCGTCAATGGCCGATACTGTTGGCAAGAGGTCCAACATGTCCCCGCAATACACCTCCACCCCCTCCGCCAGCACTTCCCGTCTCACCATTTGAACAAGCTCACGTTTGGCATTGCAGCGATGTTGGCGCGGATGCGATCAGCCCGCGTCGGGGCAGGCTTCATTAGCCAGCCGGTGACGCTGCGCTCTGACACGCGCAATAGCTGTGCGATGTAGCGCGGTGTTCTGCCCTTGATGTACAGGGCAAGCGCTGCACGCTGGCGGGGTGTCATGTCGGGGGCCATCTAGCGCTTGCCTCCGATGATGGTGATTTCGTACCCGTACTGTGCCGCGAAGTGCTTGGCCTTCCACTTGAACAGCGCGGTTTGTGTTGCCGTCCCGCCCTTCACGTCCTCTGTGACCTTGCGGACGTTCCGTCCAAGCTCGTCCAACTCGTAGTAAACGAAGTCGGGGATGTAGTGCCCAATCACCTCGCCGCCGTGGCACATGAGCGGGATGCGAACCTGCCGTTGCAGATCCCCAATCTTGTTGGCCCGGCGCAGCATGACAAGCTCCTGCCAGCGGCGCGCCTCGGCTCGGCTGTCGAATGTCTGGCCGTCAACGACAGTGCGCTTGGCACCATACTTATTCGGCTTGGCGCCCCCCGCTGCATTGACGTATTCCGATGCTGATATGCGGGTCATGAGCGGCCTAGCTCCCGCATCAGATTGTTTGTCGTCCGCCACTTGCGCTTCATCAGCCAGCGATGAGTTGGCCCCATGCGCTTCTCTGCAATCTTCTCGGGCTTGATACGGACAGAGCCGGGACGAATCGTGGGGGTGGAGGTCATGCGGCTGCCCTCTGCGCTGAAATTGCGTCAACCAATGCAATGCGCTCGCCTAGAACGCGCATGACGTTGACAGCCATGCTGTTCCCCAGCGCCTTGTAGCGCGGGCCGTCTGCGGCTGGCTTGCCGCGATGCGTGATTAGTGTGTAGTCATCAGGGAAGCCTTGAAGGCGCTCACACTCTCGGGGCGTGAGGCGCCGAACGGCAAAGGACGTGGCCACACCGTGAATGTCATTCTTGGTCAGCGTAAAGCTAGCGCCCCCCGCCGATACTCCAGAGCCAGCCGGTCCAGATGTCTCACCACGCCCTATAAGCGAACCCTGTATTGCTATCTTCGGCGCGTCAGCACCTGCCGCCAACGGATGCGACGGGTCTCCGGGCTGGGGATTGCTGCGATTGGCCTTGCTGGTGATCTGCGTCGTGTCAAAGGCGATCGCCATCGTCTGGTTCTTGACCAGCGTGCCGCTCAAGCCCAGCGTGCCGCCAACCTGCCACGGGAACGCCAACGGTTCCGGCACTAATGGCGTGCCCTTGCCCGCGCTCTCCGCGCCCCTTGTAAGGGATGCCGCAACGCCAGGAGCCACCACGAATGTCTCGCTCTCAAAATCGAGACGACCAGCGGGACCGCCATGTGCGTTTCGCGCTGTGGCAACGTTGATCGGCCCCCGCGTGTCGTTGCCGCCGTAGGCCAGGAGCCCGCCGTCTAGGTCGAAGTCCGCTCCGAGCCCGCCACCGCCCGTAGGGCGCGCGCTAATTGTGGGGGCAATTCCTTGCCCCGCCTGGCGGCGCGGCGCAGAATCCCCGCGCAGGCTCGCGCCGTCAAATAGTACCGCCGCGGCACGCCGCCAGTCTCCAATATATCCGACAACGAACACACGGCGCCGCCGCTGCGGGACAGCGAAGGGGAGGCCAGATGCTCGGCAGAACTGAGCGTCAAGCACTCGGTAGGCGAACCCATACCCGAGTTCCCCCAGCCCCCCGAGGAGGGAGCCAAAGTCCCGTCCGTCATTGGACGACAGAACACCGGGGACATTCTCCCAGACCAGCCAGCGGGGGCGGTATTTTGCAGCAATGGCAAGATAGGTGAGCATGAGGCTGCCACGCGGGTCAGCCAGCCCAGCTCGGAGCCCGGCGACAGAGAAGGACTGGCAGGGCGTTCCTCCGACAAGAAGGTCAATTGCATGATCCGGCCACTCCTGGAATTTGGTCATGTCTCCGTGGTTGGGAACGCCGGCATGGCGCTCTTTCAGTACGGAGCACGGGAACGCCTCAATCTCGGAAAAGAACGCGGCGCGCCATCCCAACGGAGCCCACGCCACGCTTGCCGCTTCAATGCCGGAACAGACGGAGCCGAAGATCATTCCAACTCGTCCCCAGTCTCGTATTGAGGCTCTGTGTCAGGGCCATTGGCACGCAACAGGGCTATGAGCATGATGCCAAACAGCGTTCCGATCATCAGGCAGGTCCAGCCGACAATGACGTAGGTGGAGATACTGGCGGCGAAGGTGATGAGGGAGTTGAGGAGGTCAGGCATCAGCGGACATCTCCCTTGTGCGGAATGATCGTCACGTTGCCGGGAACGTCGGGCGCCATCTCATCCGCGTCCTTGATCAATGCCCGCGCGGATGCCTGCCACTTGCGGGCGATGGAAATCCTCGTCCTGAAGCCGAAGGTATGCTTCAAGGCGAGTAAGACGCTCCTCCAGAGCTTGATATTCGTCATGCGTTGCCTTTCGCTCGGAGCAAAGCATATCGACCGCCGCCGCTTCGTCAGCGCCGAGCCTCGCCCCCGGTTCGTTGTCATAGAGCGACTTCACGCGGCGCCTGGAGAAGCAGACTCCAGCCCGGTCAAAGTGCTTGTTGAGGTACTTGAAGAGCGCTTCCATCCTCGCCTTATGGTTCAGGATGGGCCACTCGATAGCCGCATATTCGCGGAGGGCGGTTGCAACAGCATTCATAATGAAAATGCGTCCTTTGACCGAGATACCCAAGATTGTGTCCTTTCACTCGTGCTTTCGTGGTGACGCTCCACACGGGCAGAGGAAAGGCGTTTTAGGATATGGCATGGCGCAGATTGGACTCGGTGGTACGGATCGTTCTGCGACAGGCCGGGAAAGGGGCGGGCAGCCCCGCGAGGGGACAGGACTGCCCGATTGCGCTCAAGGCGGGGGAGGAAACCGCCGAACGCAAACTGAATGGAAAAGAGGCCCGGATTGGAGTGCGCCGCACCGGGCCAGTTGATGACGGGGAGGTCGTCAAACATGCGGACTTGATCGCATGCCCGTACACCATGCACGGGAGAGTGACGACCAAAGCCCAGTGTTGGGAGCACAGGGATGCTCGGGCCTTGATCGCCACGCTGCTGTGTATGGAGGAGCGCCATTACGCGGCGCTCCTGTCGAATACCGGCGTATCAATGCGCGCCAGGAACTCGTTGCGGGCTTCAGGCCCGGTCTTGTTCCACAGCGCCATGAGGGCCGCGACTTGACGTTCTACGGCTTCCTCGTGGTCGAGTGGGGCGTCAGCGACGCGGACGATTTTGCGCGCCTGACGTTCCTTGCTGCGCTCAAGTGCGAGGTCGCGCTTGGCGACGACATATTGCTCGCTGCCGGGCAGACGCTTGAGCTTGTCGAGATAGGATGCTGTGTCGAGCGGCGTATGCCGAATGAGGTCGAGAACCTCGCCCAAGACTTTCTCGCCGCGCTGAACATCGCGCTGAACGGACCTGATGTTCTTCCCGGTGAGTGCAGAGGTTTCCTGCGTGAACGTTGGCGACAATTTGTCGCCAACGTCATGACCCATTGCCACGTTGGCGGCATGAGCGCGGACCGCCCCTGGTCTCGCCTCAGGATGCAAATCTTCGTAGATGGCCTTGCGCCGCGCGGTGTAGCGCGCCCTGTCGGACGGGCTCAATTCCGCGCGGCACAGGTTCTCATCGATCATGGCGAGTTCGGCCATGAGGTCGTCGTCGTCGGCCTCGACGGCTTCGATTTCCACGAGACCCAATTGCTTGTGGGCCTGTAGCCGATGGACACCGGCAACAACCTCCCAACCGCCTTCCGTCTTCCGAACACGAATTGGGTTGATCAGTCCGACCTCGCCGATGCTGTCGGCGATTGCGGCGACGGTCGCCGCGTCAACAGCGCGGGCGTCCGAACGAATGGTGATCTGGTCAATCGGGAGGCTGGCCATTTAGTCCTCCAGCACCGGCAGAACGCCGCCAGTGTTGAGAAGCGTGCGCGGAGTTTCGCCACGGCGCCACGCATTCCACGCCCGGAACAGCAGTTCGGCCCTATCATTGGCCTTGAGGTTCCCACGCTCGGCAACGAGGCGGTTTCGGACGTAGAGGGTTGGGTCGCGCGACAGAAGGTTCGCGCCCTCAAGCAGGTTCCGCATGAACTGGTCGGCAACGGCGGCGCCTGCCTTGCGGGTGAACACCCAATGGCAGAAGGCAAGCAGGGATTTGCCGCCATACGCATTGGCGGACTTGTGCTGCACGGCGGTAACGCTGTGAGCGACGCTTGGGTGGTCTTCGAGGAACTTGAGAATTTCGCTCTTCGTCGGACGCTGGCGACCGCCGAGAGACACGGCGCCATATATGCCGTGCGCCCAGCACATTGCCGCAGCGGCGCCGAGAACGTTGGTGTCCTTGTGTCCTTCCATCCCGAGGTAGTCGCCGACCGTGCGCGCGGCGCCCTGGTCGATGGTGGTTCGGGTGTCGCGAGCAACGCCGATCACAACCACGGCGGGGATAGCGACCCCGCTTGCAACAATGGCAGAACACCGATGCTGGCCATCATTCAGGAAGCCGTCAGCCGAGAGGATGATCGGCTCGCCGTTGAACGCCCATTTCCCGGTTTCCATATCTCGGGAGAACGCATCAACAAGCGCCTGCCGAATTTTCCGGTTGCTGGGATTGCGTTCCAGCAAAACTTCGGCGAGCGCCGGGGTCACGTCGATGACCTGCGTCGTGACGCCCTTTCGGGCTTTGGAAACCTCACCGTCCAGCCACATGGCCGCGCGGTGATAATCGGAGAAAGCTGTCGGTGGGGGGTTGTTGGTTTCTGCCGTCTGTGGCATATGGAGCATGTTGTTTCTCGGGCTCGGTGCTTCGGCGCCGGGCCTATTTTTCTGGGTCGCATCCGAAGCTGCGAAAGGGGTGTGACCGCTCATGCCACGCGCTCCGCTTTGGGGGCGGGGGCGGTCGGGAGAAAGTCGTCGGCGGCGAGCGGCTTGCCTCGCTCCTTCGCGGCCTTGAGCAACGCAGGAACGTGGCGGAAGGGGATCACGCCCCCGGTCCCCCCAACGTCCCTTTCCCGCTTCCAGTTGGCGACGCGGGTGCGATGCACGCCCGTTATCGCTGCCACGGCGGTATCACCGCCCAAGAGTTTGATGATGGTTGCAGCCGGTTCCATGCGCCTTTTGTAGCGGTAGTCGCTACGGAGCGCAAGGGGGTGCGTAGCGATAATGGAACGCGCCACGTTTTTCAGCAAGCGCTATCGGTTGGGCATGTTGGGGAAATGGCTACAAGACGCGCTGAAAGCGGCTGGCGTTTCACAGGCGGAGCTTTCAAGGCAATTGACGCAGGCCCTTGGCCGGTCGATTGACCGCGCCGCCGTCAACAAGATGGTGACGGGCGACCGCTCGATTAAAGCCGACGAGCTGATCGAAATTACGCGCCTTCTAAAGACGCCCTCGCCTAATCAGGCGCCGGGCCTTCGGTCGGTTCGGGTCGCCGCCTATGTGCAGGCTGGATACTGGGCCGAAACGTGGGAATGGACCGACGACGAGCAATATGAAGTCGCGGTCCCTGATGAACCACAATTGGCGCAGTTCCGGCTTTACGCCGCTGAGACGCGCGGCCCGTCGATGAATGGCCGCGATTCTAGCGTGTAGTTTTTTTCGCTACAACCCTATTGACCGTTCGTAGCGATATGCGCTACGCCTTCTCCCATCAACACGGCGAGAGCCAAGGGAGACTGAGATGAGCAAACTTGACGACCTGACGATTGGTGAGGCGAAAGCCCTTGCCGCAATGTTCAGCGGCTGCGATGCGCCAGTCGCTGCGACCAAGCCCAATGACCTCGTCGGCCAGAAGGTGATTGTCCGCGCATACCGCGCTGGCGTTCACTACGGCGAACTGGTGTCGGTCGAGGGCGAATGCGTCACCCTCAAGAATGCCCGCCGCCTTTGGTACTGGGTCGTTGCCGACAAGAAGGGCGTTTCGCTCAGCGACGTTGCCGACCACGGCCTGTCCAAAGACAGCAAGGTTTGCACCGTCGTCGGCACGCAGGTTGTCATTGACGCCTGCGAGATCATGACCACGAGCACGACTGCTCAGAAGAGCATTGAGGGCGCAAATGCCTGCCGTCCTTAAGCTCAACGATACGGCTTTTGAAGAGGCCTGCTCCGGATCCGGCTACGGCGACGGCTACGGCTCCGGCTACGGCTACGGCGACGGCTCCGGCGACGGCTACGGCTCCGGCTCCGGCTCCGGCGACGGCTCCGGCTCCGGCTACGGCTCCGGCTCCGGCTCCGGCTACGGCTCCGGCTCCGGCTACGGCTCCGGCTCCGGCTACGGCTCCGGCTACGGCTACGGCTCCGGCTCCGGCTACGGCGACGGCTCCGGCTCCCAATAACATTGCTCAAGCCCTGCCCGTCTCACAGCGGGCAGCACTGGATCAATTTAGGCGGCCTTTCGACATCATCTGAGCATTCTCCAGCCCCGCCTAGTGCGGGGTTTTTCATGGCCGCGATTCTAGCGTGTAGTTTTTTTCGCTACAACCCTATTGACCGTTCGTAGCGATATGCGCTACACCTTCTCCCATCAACACGGCGAGAGCCAAGGGAGACTGAGATGAGCACCGACACCAAGCAGGCAATCCGCGAGGCTGTAAAGCTGGCGATGGCTTATTGGCCCAACGCGCACCTTGGCGACTACTCGCGCCGCGAAGATATGCGCAGCGCCTTCGTCATCATCCGCAGCCACGCCGAACGCGGCAACGGCCTTGTCGATGGCATCCATCAAGTCCTGACCAGCGCCTATCGCCACGCGGACATGTAGCCGCCTGAATTGCTCAAGCCCTGCCCGTCTCACAGCGGGCAGCACTGGATCAATTCGGAGAGACACCGATGCTCAACGCAGCCGCCGAATCCGTCATCACCGACGCCATTGCGAAGATCACCAATGCAGGGGCTGCATCGCGTTCGCTCAGGGCTCGCATTGCAGCCGATAGCCGGATTGTCTGGCTGACTGCCGAACTGGACGCGCTGGCCTTGCAGCCGCTTCACGGCTTGGACGGCGCCCGCCAGTGGGTACGCGAACATGGTTCTGCCCGTGCCGCTCGCCGGTCGCGCATCAATGCCCTTCTCGTCGCCCGTGAGTGCCAGTTGCGCGGGGATCGCCGCGCCACCCGCTGGTGGCTTGGCTCTGCCAGCAATGCCCGCGCTGCCGAGGTTCTGCGCAAGGCCAGCCGCAACGCAGATGCCGCGCTCGCCAGTCTGGATCGCGTTCTGGAGGCCGTGTGATGACCCGCCTCCTCCTCATCCTCAACCGCCCTGTCACGCGCGCCGCATTGGACCTCTGGTTTTCCATTGGCATTGGGCTGGTGTGTTTCGCGCTGCTGATCCTCAAGGTGGCGATGTGAAACCAGACGAGCCCCGCAAATCCATCCAGATCGCCGCTCTGATTGCGGCACTGATCGCGGCTAACAACGTACAGACAGGAGCGAAGAAGTGACGAAACGAGTTGCGAAAGTGAAAGAGCGCACCGTCTCTTTCGACCTCACGATCAACCTGAACAGCGGCGCGGAAATCGACCTCGACGGCGTGTCACCGAACATCGAAAGCCTTGGGACGGTTGTACTCAAGATGATCGATGGCAGCAAGGACATGTGGAAGCGCGGCGAGTTTCCGACCAGCCTTCTCATCGCGGTTGTCCCATGAGCGACGACTTTCTCAAACAGTGCCCGTTCTGCAACGCCGATATGGTCCGCTTCGGGGCATATGCCGAGCACGACCCGCACACAGATTGCGTTCTGAGCAATTTCACGCTTTCCGCAGAGGATTTTGACCTGTGGAACATGCGCGAATACGAGAAGTCGGGCTGGAACCAAGGGCGCGAGCAAGCGCTCCTATCCTTTGCAAATGAAGGTTGGGAGCTGGTTGAGCAACTTCGTTCAGCGCTCGACATGGTTCGGGGTTCTGCGGCGTGGAACGGCGTTGGCCTTACGGACGGCGAAAAAGAGCAAATCAACAATGGACTTCTGCATTTTGCTCCACCGCCTGAAGGTGATGAGCCATGACCCCCGATGACAAGCGGCGCATCAACAACCTCGCTGTCAGGGCTGCGCTGCGCTCACTCGCCAACACGCAACGGGTTCTTGCTGGCCACTATCGCCAGTGGGCCCAGGAAGAAGCGAGGGAGTTGGAGCAGATGCAACACCGTTGGTTCGCTACTCCAGGTGAGCGCGAAGAGGCCATTGAGATGACTACAGGAAGGCGCCGCCTCTACGCATCAGAAGCGCGCCGCCTGTTCCGTGACGCTCAGTGGAACATCAATCACGCAAGGATTTATCATGGCTGACACCCCGAAAGTCTACGCCGCCATCGCCGCCGTCATGGCCGACCTTGGCACGACCGGCATTTCCAAGGACCGCTCGAACGCCCAGCAGGGCTACAAGTTTCGTGGCATTGACGACATGTTCAATGCCCTGTCGCCGGTTCTCTCGCGTCACAACCTCTGCATGTTGCCTCGGATGCTGAGCCGTGAGGTTGTCGAGCGCCAGACGCAGAAGGGAAACGCGCTGTTCTATGTGACCGTCGAAGCTGAATTCGATCTCGTGTCATCCGACGACGGCAGTAAGCATACCATCCGCACCTTTGGCGAGGCAATGGACAGCGCCGACAAGGCCACGAATAAGGCCATGTCCGCCGCTTACAAATATGCCGCTATGCAGGCGTTTGCGATCCCGACCGAAGGCGACAACGACGCCGACGCAACGACGCATGACGTGCAGGGGCAGGCCACCGGCACCAACCGCACGGTCGCCATGTCGCGCGAGGCTGAGAAGGCCATGCGGCAGGAAATCGACGCCTGCGGGACGGTTGAGGAACTGGAACGACTGGCGAAGTCCGACGCCTTCAAGAGCGAGTTCAAGAAGCTCCACAAGACCTATCAGGACGGCATTGTCGAGGCCCTGAAAGAGCATCGGGAATACGTCGCCAAGAACAGCTTTACGCCGCCTCCCGGCTTTGTCCCGCCCAACTTCGAGGGGATGAAGGCATGACCCAGGACGAGGAACACGAAGCCTCCGAAGCGCTTCGCAACGCCAAGGACAAGGACGAGCTTATGGCCGTCTGGTGGAGCCTGTGTGACCATTCGACGGGGGCACAGCGAGAGCGGTTGCAGGACGTGTATGCGATCAAGGTTCGCGAGTTCGCGCCGATGATGCGGGCCGGCTGATGCTCCGCTCCATCGAAACAGAACAGGACCGCGCCGCACTTCTCAAGCTGTTGAGTAAGCGCGAACTGCCCTTCACTGTTTCGGTGGAGAAAGGCGCAAATCGCTCCGTCGCGCAGAATAGAACTGCGTTCTTATGGTATAAGGAAATCGCTGAGCAACTTGGCGACCGAACCGCCGATGAAGTGCGCGCCTATTGTAAATTGCACTTCGGTGTTTCGATCCGCAAGGCAGAGGACGCGGTGTTTGCTGAAAAGTACGACGCCATATTCAAGCCCCTGCCGTACGAACACAAGCTGGCGCTGATGGCCGAACCATTCGACTTCCCCGTGACACGCGGGCTCAAGACCAAGGGCATGGCCAGCTATCTCGACGCCGTGCAGAAATTCGCCGCTGAGAACGGCATTCGTCTCACCGACCCGGAACTGATGGGGATGGCAGCATGAGGTACGAATTCACGAAGGCTACCAAGCGTGACGCTCTCAAGCGCTCTGGCGGGCTCTGCGAGGCAACTGGCGAGGTCTATGGCCTTGAACCGGGGCAGCGCTGCAACGCGCCGCTGTCGCATGGGGTGGAGTTCGATCATTACCCGACCCCGGCGACGGACAAGGGCAGCGACACGCTGGATAATTGCGTCTCGTGCTGCCGCACCTGCCATCGTTTTAAAACGAGCCGCTACGACGTTCCAATGCAGGCAAAGGGCAAGCGCATTCGGGACAAGCACGCTGGCATACGTCCGCCCTCCCGTCTTCGCAGCGCAGGCTTTCCACCCTCTACAGGCCAACACAATGCCACCCGCCCTGTACGCAAATGGGCAGCATGGAATGATTTTGAAGGAGAGACAGATTGACCCAACTCGCAGATGCGATGGGACAGAGGACATCATGACCCCAGATGACCTCAAGCGCGCCGGGGTGCGAACGGCATGGGCGGGCGGCACGTGCTGCGTTCCAATGTG